GCAGCTAACTTTTCTTTACCTGCACCATCGTCAGGGATTGTTTGTTCAATCAATTTGACAATATCAACCACCATTGTCCAAAGTTTTTTTACCCAACCAAGATAAGCTAATAAGCCCATTTTCTAATCCTCGTACTCTTCATCTACTAACAAATTGTAAGTTAATGCCGATTTATAGGTTTCTAATAACCCTATAAGCACCATTGCACTTACGCCAATTTCTAATTTCTCTTCTGCCCACTGCGCTAATTCATCCATAGCGGTTTCGGCTAAACGGTCAGAGCGTGTATCGGGGAAAGGTATAGTATCCATTAGCCTAAATACCTGAATGCAGCGCCAATACCTGCCGCTATTATTACCCAAACGAAACGCTCAGTTGAGCGCGTTTTTATAACATTTTCGGAAAGCCTGTCCACTTTATCTTCTAAGCTAGTCACTTTTGCCTCGATTGAAGACTGGCGGTTAAATACCGTAACAAGTCTTTCTTCAACTCTAGCTAACGAGATTATTGCTTCTTGCAAGCTATCTATCTTGGCTTCAACTCTGCTTAGTCGGTCTTCCATCTTCATACCTATAGCGTTAAATCAGGTGACTTTGCGCTGTCTCTGATTTGATAAACATGGCGTATTGCTTCACCGCCGTCACGATGGAATACAATTTGGTGCATCGCGCTTGCCGCTGAGTACCCTGCCCCTGCGTGCCAAGAATCTGGTGGAGCGAGAGTAGAAAAGGCTTCACAAATAACCCCATTATCTGTCTCGATAACATTCTGGTGATGCACGTGACCCAGTAACCACTTGCGGTAGTTAGTGCTAGCCCACTGCTCAGGTAGCATTCTGGGGAGTATAGCACCCAACTTTGCCGCTTTCACCTTGTCACCGTGATGTACAGCCAAAAGGTTTTTTCCAAACTGCACAGTATGAAAGAATCCATGAGGGTCTAAGATGGTAACTCGTGGCTCTTTCGAGTAATAAAACTTTAAGATTAACGCGAGGGCGATTGCAGTATCTGAGTCGTGGTTACCTCTAGCCATAACCACAACGCAACTCTTATGTTTCGTAAGCAACTTATCTATTGCAAATAAAAACGTCTGAGCGGCTGTTTCTAGCACTACCTCGATGCGCGTATCGACATCTAGTTTTGTACCCGCAAAAGTTGTACCGCCTGACCCATTAGCGTGGATAAAATCACCAACATTAACTAATAAACATTGTTCACTAGCAGGCGCAGCTTCTGCCAAGTAATCAATCGCATCTAGCATATCTGTGGACGCAATCTTAGTGTCGTAATCTCTAGCCTTTGTTTCTCTAGCATCTGCCCTCATACCAAAATGCGCGTCACCAATTATTATTGTTGGCAATAAGTCAGTAGAAAATTTCTTTTGCTTTGGCTTTGCCTTTGGCTTGTATTGAGGCAAATCTTTGGTAAGACCTTCAACAAACGCTTTTATTGCTTCATCGCGTTTTGCTTCAGTCATTGTGCGCTTAGTCTTTAGCCAAGCCTTATTACCCTCATCGTCAGCCGTGTAAATAGACCGACCAATAACAATTTCGCCTTCAGGGACGTGTCTTCGAGCATCCCAGTTACTTGAGTAACCCGCACTGGCGGCGTAGTTTTTAACCGCACCAATGTGGTCGCGTACTGTAGACGGAGAAATACCTAAGACACCCGCCGCTTTAGCAATTACTTCACCGCAGTCTTCCCACGCTTTAACTGCTTCGCGTTGTCTATCTGTTTTAGCGTAATCAATAAGACTCATAATTTACTTTTCTCTTTGGACGCCTTTGATTTTCTCAGCAGTTCTCATGCCGCCTAAGCCAAGCATTCCGAATAGCACTGGCATCATCGTTTGCATATCAATCAAATCTAGCTTCAAATCTAAACCGCCAAACTCTAGCCCTAAGTTAATAAATGGAATGAGGATAAAGTTAAGAAGCATAGCTAGAGAACACACCCAACCAATACTAGGGCGCCAACCTGCTACGAAAAGCGATGTATGAGCAGCCTCTACGGCGTTTAACTGTATCTGTGCCTTAGCTTGCTCGTTGGCTTGCTTGTCTGCAAGAGTCGCTATTTCATGCGCCAATGCTGCCTTCTGGTCTTTATCTTGGATTACTTTATCTAGTAAGCCAGAAACAGGAGCAATTAAACTTTGCGCGATTTGTAACATCATAGTGAAACCCTCAATATTGCCATTACACAAGCAAACAAAACTAAACCTATAAAGCCGAAACCAATACCGTCAATAATCATTCTTTTTCTTGCAGCTCTAGCACGAGCAATGTCTAACCTTTGTTTTCTTATATGTGAGCGAGTCCGCATCATGTCTATCCAGACATCTTCGCCAACGGTATAAACCATAATTTCTCTAAGGTGGCGTTCCATCTGCAAAGTCTTTTGCTTTGCCATAGTTATTTCTAGCGCAGCTGACTCCACAGAGCCTTTATCGAATAGCTTAGAAATAGTAGATGCGTTTTGAATACTAGCTTCGAGTTCTGAAACTTTATCCTTAGCATCAAAGAANGCGCTAAACTTATGCACGAGGTCTTGAACTTCGTGTCCTTTGTTAACAGCGGCATTGATATAATTAAATGCCTTACTCGCAGCAGAAACCGCCGCAATAATTTCTATCACGAGTAAACTTTAATCTTAGAAGGGTCGACAAGTTTAGGAACACAATACGCAGCGACTTTAGTTGTATTATGTTGTACGCCTCTAGCCTCACGCTTCCCCGATACAATCTGCGCAGCGAAATAGTTGCAGCGATTTATATTGAAGAAGTACATGGGTTCGCGGTTTGATATTATCTCCCCGTTCACCACAATCATAAGCATAAAGGCGTGAATCATTCATATTACTCTGGAGCGGCTTCGCTTGGCTCGACCCAATCGGAACTAACTTCCCACGCCTTAATTGCTTTGCGTTGGCGCTCTGTCTTGGCGTAATCAAGCAAGCTCATAAATACACCTAGCGACTAGCGATGAGATGAGATTGAGCATCATGGCTCAGTAGGCCAGTCTATTTCGTTCGGGAATCGAGTCTGCTCTGTTATATCGCGCAGAGCTTGCCTATAATCTATCCAATCTTGACTCATAGCAACACCAGTTTCGGTCGCACGAATAACTCGCCAATCAGACTCAGCGATCAAAGCATCTCGCTTTTTTCTCACTGCTTCGTATCGTATTGGGTCAATCTCAACTTCTGGATAATCGCCTACCCAAGTCGAAATAATGCCTTCTCCGATTACCGCTATTGGGAAAATAGCAGAATCAATAATATAAGCATCGCCAACTCTTTCGATGGATTTATGAGGTCCGATAACTTTATCTTCTATCGTTAGTTTAAGCATTACAAACCTTCCTCAATAATAGCTTTATGTTGTAAGTGTTTGGCGAATCAGTGTCCTGATTAGCGTATACGTCCCAACCTTCTGCTAAGTTATTTGCACCAGTAGACCAATTTACTTGATAAAAATCGTAATTTAGCGAGCCAAGTCTTTTTGAGTCAAATGGCACAATATGATTGTTTTCTTTGTCCCAGAATCCAGTAACAAGACCGCTGTCGTTGATAAAACCAATTTGCTGGTATCTATTACTGGCCTGCATATAATTTCCGACTTCTGGTATATCGCCATTTCCCATGTTTTTGAGCCAGTTGTTTCCTGAATTTGGAATCCAGAAACTTTGAGTCTTTACTCCAAAATATTGAAACTGTGGCGCAGAATTTGTTCCTTCAAACCAGTCTGCCAACTCTCTATCTGGCTCGTTTGAGCCGTTTATAAAATATCTATAAAGTTGAAATTCGTCTTGCTGAAAATCATTAGAAACAAAATAAAATCCATCATCGTATGTTCCTGCTTGGAACCCGTCATAATTAGAAACCCAGTATTTCTTTTCTATTGTTGGTGTTCCGTTGGTATCTGTTACAGCGTGAACCGTAACTTTGTCGCTAGTAGATGAGAGCCACATAACTTTGTTACCGACAACTTTCCAAGAAAGAATATATGGGTAATTATTTCCAAAAATTCCACCTGATACACTGTTAGCCGTAAAAGTTCCGTTAGCGTTTATCTTTAACAAAATGGCAGAATTATAGTCGCCCGAAGCGTTTACGTATCTTATAAACCTGTTTCCATTTGAATTTTCTGGGAAAACATAATGCTGAATTCCCGAATTATTACTTGAGATGGCTGTCGGACCAGCCAAAGTTGTCAGAGTTGTGCCAGAAACATCTAGCGTTGCTATTTTTATATTATCTCCTGCACCTTCCCAGTAAATACAACTAAATCGCCCATTAACGGCAGAAACAGGGTAAATCCCGCCATACATATTCGCAAGCGCACCTTCAGCAAAAGCAGTTATAGTGCCAAGCGTAATATTATTTGAACCATCAATAGTTATGGCTTGAAGCTGCATTTGATAGTTGCCAGGAATAACTCCAATTATATTGTCTTGAATCTTATATAGTTGAGGACCATAAATTTGGTTTATCTGATTAACCTGTTGAGTCTGCGAGTCAACTAGCGTTATCGTGGTTCCTGAAATTGTCAAAGACCTGTAGAAGATGAAATTTTGACTAGCACCCTGAGATATCATCATTAATGCTTTGTCTGTTCCTGTCTCTACAACCGATAAACCTTTACTTGAACCCAGCGTATCTATTGCAGTCAACGAGCCGAATGATAAAGTCGCCTCATCATAAACAATTCCATATTGTGTAGTGCTGTGCTGTATCAAAATTAACCACTTGTCGTTAGACATTTTGGTATAAGTAAAACTCGTAATGCTAGTTGTGGCTATTGATGGGATTTGCGTTTGCGCCAGTAATCCTAAAATCTTTTTGCTAGAAAATTCCCATTTGCCATCAGCGGTAGAATTATCCATCAATGAGCAAATCACATAATCTGACGCATAGATAAAGTTTATTATCTCTCCGCTATTATTTTTTATTGAAATGTCATATTTAGAATTATTTTTAAAAGCAAAAACTGTCACGCCTTTTGATAGCGTGGTGGCATCTGGTAACGTAACAGCCTGACCCCAATTAGTTGAAGTTAAAGAATGGGCAGCAACACTTGCCGAAGTTAAAGTAGCAGGTACGGCTGTCGTGGCTCCACCGCCGCCGAGAACTGCTAGAGTTTCCCAACTAGCTAAACTTCCATCAGTTGATAAAAATTTTCCAGAATTTCCTGTTTGGTCTGGAAGTGCTTCAACGTCACCCCAGCTTTCAACTGTTCCATTCGTGGTGAGATATTTTCCATTATTGCCAGTTTGACTCGGCAATGAGTAGCCCAATAAAGTCCAGTTTGCATCCGCGCTTGGGTCAGTTGTTCCGCTAGTAGTTGTTTCTGCTCGATACGTTTGGAAGTCAATACCAGAAACAGCCGCATCTCCTGCGTCATAACTTTGACCGCTTACCCAGAGACTTGCTCCGGCAGTTAATCCCGCCGCTGTTGCACTAGCAGCAGATTCCGTTGCGCTTGTAGCAGAATCCGAAGCGTAACTTTTGGCGCTATATTCGCCGTCTGCTACTACCACTCCTGTTGCTGTAGTTGCCCATGCCTTTGCGGAGCCAGTCGGCGAAGCACCCGATGCGTTCGCGAATGCAGACCAATCTGTACCAGAAACCGCCGCATCGTTTTTAATTGCCCACTGACTAGCGAGCGTCACATTTGCATTAACTCCTGCGATGTCCGTATTCATCGCGCCGATGCTAGTATTCATTTCGCCTTGGAAAGTTACTATGGCAGCAAGAAAAGCGTCAGCACGAGTTACAAAGGTCGCAGGTGGGTCAGTTCTAGCGGGTGCAACTGGTAGCGTGGTAAGCGTTGGAATAGTCATTAGGTCAAGCCCTCTATAGATAAGGTACACATAGACACTACTGGTCCTGTGAGTAATACATCAAATTCACGATAGTATCCGTAGATAATTGTACCTTCGGTATTATCTTCTGCAATCCAAACGCTTGGTGTGGTTCGCAAGTCTGTTAGAATCTTTTTAACTTCTGCAAATCGTCCAGTTTCAATAACAACATCAATGTCAGCCTCGTCAGAATAAGTACCTGTGGTAACTGTAGTTCTACCCTGAGCGTCAACTGACTTAGTGGAATAGTCAATAATACCAAACGAAGCACCGTATTGTGAATCGCCGATATTTGCGGAAGTCCCTAAAACTAATGCGCCCACTTTAGCCGTTTCGCCAGAATCATTAAATGTGACATCAATGACGGCTGCTGAGTAAGGCGGTAAGCCTAAAACACTTAACTCTTTTTTACGGTCAATAGCTGTAAAGAAATAATCGTACCAGTTTGTTATTCCTGAATACGATGTCATTGGAAAAGTTTGGTTGTAAACTTCTCCCTCTAAAGGGTCTGTAACTACGACCGTAATACTCGCACAGTCAACATTGATAGCAGCGAGAGCAGTAGTAACCGCCGCAGGAGTTATGCTTACATCAATAATGTCAGCTTGCGTTGTTTGTTCTTGTACAACATCGTTAAACATCTTGTATCTGTTGGTACTAGATACTTCCGTCCAGTTAGTACCATCGTCAATAGTTGGGTCATTACCTGATTGACTGTGTACAGATACATAAATTTTATGCGTAGCAGTCGCAGCACCATTTGCTGTAGTAGTAACCATAGCTTGGTCACCGACATGATAGTTAGTGCTAGTAACCCACTCAAGAGCGTCATTCTCTGGAACATCAGTAGTCGTTAAAGTGGTAGGCGTAACCGTCTGCGACTTAATAACTTTCATTTTATGCCCTCACTGGCGGCAAGCCATTCTTGTCCCAACGGTCTTCGATACGAGCAGTTTTGGTTACTGCTTTAGCAACGACTAGCATTAGTTCGTTCAAATTATTGCGCAATCCTACCATTTCACCGGACATTCTGTCAGTAGCCGCTACTTGCGCCCTAGTTTGTACTCTTTCACCTGCGTGTAGTTCTGCAATGTAGCCATCGTAAGGCACAGAACCTAATCCGCTTTGATGTCTGCCATCAACACTTAGCGTTGTAGTAGAGTTATCAGTACCAGTATTAAAAGTGTCATTATCTACTGGCATACGAGTAGAATTGGCTAAGACATCTTCAAAAGTTCCGCTGCCTTGAATATCTCTAATGACTTGTGCGCTTAGACCGTTTCTTACTCCTACAG